ACAGCCAGCACCGTCGCGTACTGGCGGATGAACACCTGGTCGTCGATGGCCTTGATCAGCGCATCCACCACCTGCAGCGGCGTGACGAGGAAGCCGCCCGCCGTGTCCAGGTCCACCTGCAGCGCCCGCTGCTCACCCGCAAACAGCCGGGCCGCCCAGCCCCGGCGATACTCCGGCTTCGTCGTCGCCAGCAGACCGCGCCACTCCGCGCTCTCCGCGCCGCCGTCGTTCAGCGCCTGCAAACTGCGCGCCAGGAACCGATGACCGGCAGACCCGCCGCGCGTGTCCTCCTGCGCCGCGCTCGCAAACTGATTCAGCGTCGCTTCTGCGCGCGCCGTGCGCTCCTCCTGGTCGATGCGGGCCTGGATCTTCACCTCGTCGGCCATCGCCGCGTCCCAACTGGCGCGCTCCTCTGCCGTCAGTTCCCGCCCATCGCTGTGCGCCTTGTCCAGCAGCGCCCGGGCCTCAGCAATCAACTGCGCCCGCTGCTGCTTCAACTCAAGAATCTTATTCACCCCACACCTCCCTATCTCCTATTTCCTACTGCCTACTGCCTATTTCCTACTGTCTCTCCGCCAACTGCAACCGGAGCCGCAGCACCTCCAGACGCCCCTGCGCCTGTTCGCCGCCGGCGGCCGCCTGGCGCCCCTGCACCAGGTCAGCCGGAATCACCGGAATCTCCCCCAACACCGGGTCCTTGCCCGCCGCGCGCACGCCCACGTCGGTGGACGGATACGCCGGATACGTCACGGGCGACACGTCATACAGCTTCGCCCGCAGGATGCGCCGCACATAGCGCTCGTCGCCGTCGATGCGCCACTTCTCATCCAGCACCCGGAACGCAAACGACATCTGGCTCACGTCCCCGCGCTCGATCAGCGTGATCACATCCCTGGCCTGCTGCGTGTCCGGCGGGTCGAATTCCGCCAACAGCCCGATCTCATCCTCCGCCAGCCGCAGCGTACCGCTCTTCGTGCGCCCCAACACCACATTTGGATCATGGTTGAAGAGCGCCCGCACATCGTCGCCATCCGCAATCGAATCGGCGAACGCACCCGGCGCCACCTCCTCGTAGAATCCCCACAACTCCACCGACGCCTGATCAAACACAGCCGCATGGCCGACGATGGTGGGCATCGCCCGCCCCTCGCGCTTGACCGCCCGCAGTTCCGCCGTCGGCGCATAACGCCGTTCAATTCCCTGGCTCACCCGCTCACCTCCCAATCACTTCCGCCAGCGCCGCCAACACAGCCCCGGCCAGCACCTGGCTGCCCGCCGCTTCGATGCCATCGGCATAGCGTTCCAGCGCAGCGGCCGGCGCTTCCCCGGCGCCCGCACACTCCTCGACCACCAGCCGCACCTGCGCCAGGCCGCGCTGCGTGTGCTGCCAGAGCGCCCCGGTCACCGCGTTGCCCAGCGTCGTCTCGTTGCGCCCCGTCGCCCTGGCCGCCGCCGCCACAATCGACGCCAATTCCTGGCTGGCCGCCGAGGACAGATCGACGTAGAACTGCGCCGCCCAGTTGGCAAACTCCCCGTCCGTGCGCAGCGCCTGCCCCCCCTTGCGCCGCAGATCTGCCGCCTCTCGCCGCGCCAGCCGTCGCGCCTTGTCCTCCACCAGCGGCGCCACCCAGGTCGCCGGGTCCGGCGCCTGCCGGAACTCGCCCGCCGGCGTCATGTTCATCGGCTGCAAATACACGTCGCCACCATCCACCGGCGGCATGTTCTCGAAACGGCGAATATCGTTCACCGACAGCCAACCCCACTGCCGCGCCACCGCATACGCGCCATAGCGCGTCCCCGTGTCCCCGCGCAGCAGCCCATCCACCAGATACTCGAAATAGAGGCTCTGCTGCTCCCGCTCGCCCAGCAGGTCCCGATACAGCGCCTGCTCGAAGCGGATCAGCCACGGCCGGATCGTGTCCGTCACAAACTCAATCGCCTGGTGCTCGATGTTGCTGAAGGTGGCATTCTCCAGCAACCCGATTTTGTGCGGCGGCATTCGGAAAATGCGCGCAATCTCCTGCGCAGGAAACGTCCGGGTCTCGAGAAATTGCGCCTCTTCCGGCGGGACGCCGATCTGCTCGACCTTCATCCCCTCCTCGACGATCTTCACCTTGTGCGCTTCGCCCGCCGTGCTGTTGTTCCAGTCATCCTTCAGCCGCTTGAACGCAGCGTCCTTCAACTGGCCAGGGTGCGACAGCACAAACGAAGGTCGGGCGCCCTGGGCGAAAAACCTGGCGCCAAACTCCTCCGTCGCCATGCCCAGGCTCACCGCCAGCATCGTCGTTTGCAGCGGCGACATACCCACCAGGCCGTCGCTCACCAGCGCCCGCCGGTGGTGCACCTGGTAGCGGGTCAGCGTCACCGGCCTGCCGTTCTGCTGCGTGTACGTGTAGAGCAGCGCGCCGTTTTTGCGCTCCACCTTCATCCGGTCGGGGCGCAGCGGCCACAGTTCCAGCACCTTGCCGCTGCCATCCATGATGATCTGCGCGTAGGCGTTGCCCCAGGCCGCGCAGTGGCTGGTCAGCAGCTCCTCAAACTCAAACGCCGTCATCTCCGGGTTCGGCGACCGGCGCAGCAGCCGATAGAGCGGGTGCCCCGTCGCGCGCTCGTGGCCACCGTCTCGGCGTTCCTGATACGTCAGCAGCGGCAGACCCGCCACCGTCTCGCTCAGCACCCGGATGCACGCGTACACAGCGGGCAACGCCAGCGACTCGCCAATCGACGGCGAAGGCAGGTTCGGGATCGTCGTCGCGCCGCCGAAGATCGCACTCCAGTCCATATCCTGGCTGGGATGCGCCCGCCGTTCCGGCAGCCCCGCCAGGCTGCGCACCAGAGAGCCAATCATCGCCGGCTTCCCGTGCCTTGCCGCATCACGACCACCGTCACCGCGCCAAACAGCGCCAAACCAGCGAAAATCAACGCCGGCGCTGCACCCAGCCATAGATAGACCCCGGCGCCAATCAGCACCAGGGCCACCACTCTCACCAGGTCAAGCAACACGTTGCGCATTCGTCACCAATCAAAAAAGGTCGCTACAGCCAGTGTAGCGACCTTTCCCCTCCTGTATAGATGCACAATTGTTCTATATGCCCGCCACCGCCCGGCTCACCACCTCCGCCGTACTGCGGCAATCGCCCCGGTGGCGCGCCGCCAGCGTGTGTTTGCGCACCGTGCCATAGGCAATGCCGAGGCGCCTTGCCGCCTCCTTCTGCGAATAACCCTGAGCCAGCAGCCGCACAACCTCCCGCTGTCGATTCGTCAATTTCGCCATCACGCCACCGTCCATGTTTTCCCAGGAAAACCTACAAGGCCAGCACTCCCCGGTCATCGTACACACTGCCGCCCGCCTCCGGGTCGTGCAGGGTTGCCCGGGCCAGCGCCATCACCAGCGCAACCATGCCATCGATCTTCTCGTTGCTCAGCTTCCGGTTCGGCTTCAAGTTGCCCGCGGGGTCCTTCGTCGCCACCAGGTTATGCGCCATCCACGTCAGCACCGGGTTGTCGCCGTGCGCCAGCTTCTTCGCCACGATCAACGACTCCAATTCCTTCGTCGGCGCCGACATCGACTGATATCCCTGTCCGATCTGCACCACCGACATACCCCGGTTGGCAAACCATAGGTAGACCGCCCCCGCGCCCCAGCGGTCGAACCCCACTTCCCGCAGGTCGAACACCTGCGCATCCTCGTCAATCTGCTTGTAGATATACTCATAGTCGATCACCTCACCCGGAATCGCCGTGATCCACCCCTGGCGTTCCCAGGCGTCATACGGCACATGGTCACGGCGGCTGCGCTCGTGCATCGCCCCCTCCGGCACCCAGAACCGCGGCAGCACCCGCCACAATGGATCCTCAGCCGTCGGCGGAAAAACCAGCACCCACGCCGTAATATCCAGCGTGTTCGACAGATCCAGCCCCGCATAGCACACCCGCCCGGCCAGCGCCGCCGGGTCGAACGTCCCACCGCACGCCTTCCACTTGTCCGGGTGGATGAACTGCTGCGCCGCCCGGGTCCAGATGTTCAGCCGCTTCGTCAAAAACGAAGTCAGCGCGCTGGTCAGCTCCTTCGCCTTGCGCGCCTGCTCCCGCAGTTCGTCCAGGTCGATGCTCACGCCCAGGTTTGGATTTGCCTTGATCCAGTTGCGCTCGTCCCATTCGTCGTCGCCGTCGTCCAGGGTGAAGATCGCCGTGAAGAACGCGTCGTTTTCGAGCACACCGTCCAGCACCTTCACCGCATATTTGCGCTGGTCATAGCAGAACGAGGACTGATTGAACCCCGCCGTGCTGATGCCGAACATCAGCGCCTGCGTGCGTGCGCCCGTGCCCGTCTCCAGCACATCCCAGATTTCGCTCGTGCGGTGCGCGTGCAGCTCATCCACAATCGCGCAGTGCACATTCAGCCCATCCATCGTGTCCGAGTCACGGCCCACCGGCTCATACTTGCTGGCCGTGTCAGCCTTCAGGAACAGCCGATCCTTGTGCACCGTGATGTACTTGCGCAGATGGGGCGACGCCTTGACCATGCGCGCCGCCTCGTCGAACGTAATCTTCGCCTGGTCGCGCTTCGTCGCCGCGCTGTACACCTCCGCCCCGGCCTCGCCATCCGCCAGCAGCATATAGAGCGCCAGCCCGCTGGCCATCGTGCTCTTGCCGTTCTTGCGGGCAATCTCCACGTAGGCCGCCCGGAACCGGCGCCCACGCCCCTTGCGCCGCCAGCCGAAGAGCACCCACAGCAGCGCCTGCTGCCACGGCTCCAGCCGGATCGGCGTCCCGGCCCAGCGCCCCTTGCTGTGGTGCAGAAACTGAAAGAAGTCGATAGCGTACTGTGCCGCTTCCCGGTCGAAGAACAGCCCGCGCCGGCGTCCCGTTTTCAGGTCCTGCCGATGGCGCTCACAGAACAGGCGCACATAGCGGCAGGCCACCACCCGCCCACGGATTACATTGTCAATGTACCGTTCTGCCGTCGACTTCCTAGCCCGAGTTAGCGCCATTGCGTCGTTGCAGATAGTCCAGGAACGGGTCAGCCTGCGCAGCATCGGCGCCCTGGATGCGCATCCGGCTCACCGGCGACAAGCCCAGCAGGTTCATCAGGCTGGTGCACATCTCCGCCGCCTGCCGCCACGTGATGATCGCCGGGTTGCGCCGTGGCTCCCCGCCGTGCGCCGCGTCCGCCACCTCGATGCCCCCTTGCAGGATCTGCTTGTACGCCGTGTCGCGCACATGCATCGCCTGGCAGAGCTGCAGTACAACCTGCGCATCGTGGCTGCCAGCTATCCCCGGCGGCAGCAACTCCACAATGAGGCGCCAGTACGGCTGCATCTGCGCGTCCAACCCCACCGGCTCGATCAGCGGTGGGGCGTCGTGCGCGCTCAACTCTCGTGGCCCAGACAGGAAATTGCCCATTCTCACAATTTGCGGATTTTAACCCGCATGAAAGTTTGTGGCCTCAATCGGTCTAGGGGCCAGCGCCCCCAGAGATTCGACGCCCCCCTACTCATCAGCCGCCCGCACCGGTCACGCGGCTGTGACACGAGTGGCACAGCGCCAGCAGGTTGTCGTCGGCATCGCTGCCGCCGTTGCGCCGCGGTACGATGTGGTGCACGTCGACGGCTGGCTCGGTGCGACCGGCCTGCAGGCAGTGCACGCACAGCGGATGCCGCCGCAGGTAGGCTCTGCGGAGCCGCTGCCAGCGGCCGCCATAGCCGCGCTGCGCAGCCGTGCCGCGCTGTTCGTCATGCGCTGCCTGCACCTGGCGCCGCAGCGGACCGCACCGGCTGCACACTCCGTTGCGCACCAGGCCGGCGCAGCCAGGACGCCGGCACGCCGACGGTGCACGTTGCGGCATGGGGCTTACCGCCGGTTGAGCCAGCCAAGCAGCACAGCGCGCACCGTGTCACTCAGCGCCGCCAGCAGCAGCACCAGCACGCCGGCGCTGAGTGACACGCCCACCGCACAGCCCAGGCCAAACAGCACGGGACTATCCACCGGCCAGCCCGGGCAGCCACGACAGATCGTACCGGAGCCACATGGCCATCGCCAACAGGCCAGCGACGGCCAGCAACAGCACGACCAACACCACTGCGCGTCCGGTCATGCTCAACCCGGCCCACGCCTCACGCAGGATCTGCAGCATAGTATGTCCTTTCGACGGACGCGCCGTCGCGCTCTGCGATGTACTCGATCAGGAAATCTATCGTTTTGCGCAGACCAGCGATCTCTGTGCACAGTTGCTCCAGCCGCAGCCATGCGTGCTGAGCCTCAATTGCTGCTATCCGCGCCTCGACACTGCCGAGCCTATCAATTGTTTCTGGGATTCCCGCGCCGTCGGTTACAGCGCCATTGTCTGCCTGCACGCCACGCTCCTCACAGCACATGCGTTCGCTACAGGCAATATAGCATAAACGAGATAGATTCTCAATACAGTGAGAGAGGACAAAGAAGAAGCCCGGCCATGCTGCCGGGCTTCTGTTGGCTATTCTTCTGTTGGTGCCGCTGACCTACAACCCGCGGTAGACGCTGCCCCGTGCATCTACCTCAACCACGATCACAAGCAACTGCGCATCGCGGATGATGAAGATGATGCGCCAATCGCCGACGCGCACCCGGTACAGGTTGGCGTGACCGGATAGCTGGATCACCCCAGGGTGGCGCGGGTTCTCTTCCAGCCGCAGCAGCGCCGCATCCAGCCGGCTGCGCACGTCACGGGGTAGCTTGGCCATCCGCTTCTCGGCCGCCCGTTCGACGATGACCTGCCATCGCTGCGGCTCAGCCATCAAGCAACCCCTCGGCGATCCATTCCTGCCGGATCTCAGCCCAGGGCCGGGCCGTGGTGCGGCCGGCGTCGAGGTCTGCCAGAATAGCCGCTGCCCGCTGCCCGGCCCGCAAATCCTCTAGCTCCTCTTCCAATGCTACGAACGCGGCATAGTCGAGCAGCGCCGCCACCGGCTCACCCTGGCGGGTGATCACGATGCTCTCATCGCCCCGGGCCACCGTTGCCAGCAGCCCGGCCCAGTTGTCCCGCGCCGCCTGGCTGTCCCA